GTTATATTCGTGAAGCATATGAATATGCTAAAAATCAATCAAAATGGAAAGCAGCAACAGAATATTGTTTAGATCGTGGGTGGGAGTTTAAAGTAATTACAGAAAAAGAACTAGGAGTATGAGTAGACTATCTGAAATAGTAGAAGATTTTTTTGGTGGAGAGGATGCTGATGATATTATGCAAGAGGTCTTGGGAGCATTATCAGAAGGTGGTGCACCAGAAGTTGGTAAGTATTATACATTCGTATATCGTCCTAAGACACCAAACCTAAGATATGATGAATATCCTTTAGTTGCAGTAACAAGTGTATTCTCTTGGGGTTTCAAAGGTATTAACTTTCATTGGGGAGAATCAAGGCAATATACCTTTCAAGAGATCGTTGGAGGATTGTATAATATAACTGATGAAGAGATAACCGATGCCCGAAATTTATCTTTCGGAAAATATAGGCTAAATAGATAAAAATAGATAAAAATAGAGATATATGGCACTTGCAAGTTTTCCTGCTGATTACGCTGAACAAGAAAAATATTATGCATCTGATGAATATCAGTCAAGTGCAAAAGCAGCGATTAAAAATAATGAACCGTTACCTACATTTGAGAAGAATAGTGATTTAGGTGAAGATGCGGCTAATGTAGATGGTACCGAAGTGTCAGCTGCTCCTCTGAGATATCCTTTTACAAAGATAGATGAGCATGATGATTACATGAAAATTGAAATTAAAGAATTCAGACCACCAGGTTTAAGTTTAGCGGAAGGTACTGCTTCACTTAGTTTAAAAAACAGTGATGATGCACAAGCACTAGAAGCAACATTATATACAATATTATTACCAATACCAGAAGGAATATCAGATACTAAAAATGCAGATTGGCAAGATGGTGGAATGGGTCCTGTAAGAGCATTGCTAAGTGCAACTGCTAATGCAACATTAGATGGTTCACAAGATAGAAGTCTTGCTAGTTCTCTTAAAGCAGGATCTAGTGAAATTCTTTCTCAATTCAATAGTTTAGCAGGATCTGATAGAGCACAACTTCAAAATCTTGTTACAGGAGGAACTGCAGGTTTAATTGCAAATGCACTAACAGGAGGTGGTCTTGATTCAGCAATAACAAGATCAACTGGATTAGCAGTAAATAAAAACCAACAATTGTTATTCAATGGTATTACACAAAGATCATTTGATTTTAATTGGGATATTATTCCAAGAAGTAGAAAAGAAGCTCAACAAGTAAAAGTTATAATAAGACTTCTCAAACAATCAATGTCTCCACAAAGGGATGGATATAAAACTTTAAAAGGTTTATTCTTAAAATCTCCAGATGTATTTCAATTAACATATATGAAAGGTAAAGAACAACATCCTTTTTTAAATGCTTTTAAACCCACTGCACTTACTGGGATGTCAGTAAATTATACAGGTTCTGGTACTTATGCTACATATCATGATGGAAACCCTGTTCATTTAAAGTTAAGTTTGTCATTTAGTGAATTAACAGCAGTATACAGGGATGATTATGCATCAGCTCAATCAGGAAGTGGAGTAGGATACTAATGGGATTTTTTAGAGAATTACCAAATATTGAATATCTGTCTGTTTTATCAGATAGAGATTCTTCTTTAGATTACATAAAAGTTAAGAATTTATTTCGTCGTGCAAAAGTAAGAGATGATTTAAAAAAATACTTTACTATTTTTGATAGAATAACTATCAAAGACGGTGCTCGTCCTGATCAAGTAGCAGATAAAGTATATGGAAATGCTGAATTAGATTGGGTGGTACTAATGACTGCAGGAATAATTAATGTAAATAATGAATGGCCATTGAATGGTTATGAATTATATAATTATAGTTTAGACAAATATGGTGCTTTGTTAAATGCAACAAAGCATTATGAAACAATAGAAATTAGAGATGAAAAAAATAGATTAATATTACCAAAAGGCAAAATAGTAGACTCAGATTTCTCCATACCAAATCCTGGTAATCCTCTCGTTGATTTAACTGGTAATTCAATTAGAATAGGTATATCATATTATGAATATGAAACTAGAGTAAATGAACAGAAAAGACAACTTGATCTACTAAAACCAAGATATCTGGATCAATTTTTAAAAGATATGAGAAAAATAATGAAGTATTCAAGATCATCTCAATATGTAAGTACAAGATTAATCAAAACATCCAATACTAGAATAAAATCGCCATAAAAAAAAGGGGTCTAAACGACCCCTTTCTAGTATATTCTAATATCATTCTTGTGCTAATTTAGCAAAATATGATAATGCGTCATCTTCTTCATCAGATGATGCTGTTGTCGATTGAGTTGCAGCAGTAACTAATTCTTCTGCAGAACCACGACCATCATCTTCATGTTCTAGATCTTCTACTGGTTGTACACGAGTACTTCCAACTCTTAAGACAGATTCAAGTCTTTTCTTCAAATCTTCATAAGATTTAAACTGATCAGCAGCAACAAACTCTTCAAGAGAGTATTGCTTCTTCCAAATAGATTCAAGAGCATCGTCATCATCAAGTAATGGAGTTACAGCAGCGAATTCAGAACTATCATAGTTTCTGTATCCTGCTACGTTTTTTGCCTTTAACTTGAAGTTTGCACCTTGCCAGAAATCAAATGGATCAATTGCTTCTTCGTCTTCAAACTCAGGTTGCATTGCTGCAGTAAGTTTATCAAAGATCTTTTTACCGAACTTATATAAGAATACTTTACCTTCGTTTTCAGGATTTGATGGATCCTTTACAACATAGATGTTACTGATGTAAGTTAACTTACGTTTTTGCTTACGAGCAGTTTCTTTACCTGCATCAGTTCCATTGTTCCAAAGTTCTGAATTATATTCAGATACTGGATCTTTTTGTCCTAATGTGGTTAAAGAGTTTTCGATATACCAACCACCAGGACCTTGAAAGGCATGGGAGTATAGTTTTACGAATGGGAGATCTTCCTTGTCAGGGGGTGGAAGAAAACGTATAACAGCATAGCCGTTACCACTTTTGTCTACGTCTAATTTCCATAAACGGTCATCTCCTGTTGCACCGTTATTATTCATTTTTTCGACTTCTTTGACTAACTTTGCAGTTAAAGAGCCTAACTTAGATTGCTTTTTAAGATTAGCAAACGACATTGGATTACCTCGGATTAATTGGATTAATTGGATATTTGGATTATAGCAGATAAACTATTAAAAGTCAACATCAAATGTCTTGTTTCAATGTTTGAATAGTCTCATTCATACAACTAAACAATATCTGCATATCAGTACCAGGTGGAAAACCCATACCTGAGATGGATTTTTGCAAGGTTTCTTGCATTTTTTTTGCCTCTGGAGAATCTGAAAGAGATAGTCTAGTATACATGACTTTCTGCTTCTCTAATAATGTAATTAGTTTGTCAATATGTTCAACCTTATCTTCACGGGACATAAATGGATAATTAAATGCACGACTGTACACTTGCTCTTGTAACTTATTAATCTCAGCAAGTTCTGATTTAACTATTTCAGAATCAAAGAAGTTACTCATCTATTAAATCCCTTAAAATTTTTTTATAGTTGAACACATTAATATTTAGGAAAGGTAGATATTTCCTTATCTTCAAACTAACAGATTCCCATACTGGATCTTTTAACTTACTATCAAATTTTTTTACGAAAGAGAATATTTTTTCCAGTATTGTAAGTGTTTCTAATGATATTTCCCCACCTAGATACTTTTTGAGAATTATTGGGTGTCCTTTCGAGCAATTGAATACTTCTTCTAATTTTTCTTCCGATAGCAATTCCGTTGATTGTTCTTTGAACAAGTAAGTCAAACTCTGCTGTCGTTTCATCCAATCTGCGTACTTTTTTTCTCCAGAATTTATTATTTCTCCAATCCATAAATTTTGTGGTGTATCAGTAGTAACAAAGTTTGCAAGTAGAAAATCTGTGATCTCTTCATCTGAATATTTTCTAGAAGTCTTTTCAAACCAATACTTATCCTTCCTCTTATTAAAGGATGTCATAGTTGCTCTTGATTTTCCTCCATATGTAAAAAAATCATATTTATGGTTAGTAAAATGATTTTTCATAGAAAGATATGTTTGATAAGTCTCAAAGGGTGTCACTTTTGTCTTCATCATTTTCTTCAGTATCTAGGGATGTTATAGAATCAATAGGAACTTCTGCCTCACCAATTCTATACCAATGTTGAGGAATTCCTATACTATCTGGTCTAACACCTAAGTATTCTAAATCAGGAAAGGTATGTTCACGCATAATTGCTTGTAAGCGATAATGCATTAATTCAGATTTAGAAGGCATTATAAAGGTAATTTTGCTCTTGATGTAGGTTTCATAAAGTTAAGACGGGTTGCATCCCACTTTAATCTTTCCTTCAAGGGTTTTGAAATTAGTCTTGTTATTGAGTCTACCTCAAGACCGTTAATATCGCAATAATGACAGATAGCATCAATATAATTGAATTCTTCTTCAGCGACAATCTTTTCTATTTCTATAGCAAATTTTTGAGGAGTTAGAAACTTACTCTCAATTGCTTTTTCTAGTTCTTTATTTGGTTCCATAAAGGTCAAGTTTATCCCCAACAAATTTTCTAATATACTTGGTGAGGAGTTTGATGTACTTTGTTTTGTCATACTCTTCATAAACGACGCATTCTCCATTTTCACATGCCATGATAATTACAAGTTTTTTAACAGATATTCCTGTTAACTCATAGAGCATACAACCGTATGCCATTGCTTGGACGAAATAATGTTCTATCCATTCTCTGGGTTTAGGTTTTTTAGATGTTTTAAAGTCTATTATTGCTAACTCACCCTCATATTCTGCAATACAATCGACGGTTCCTGCAATACCTAATTCTATACTATATAGGGAACCTTCCAGAGAGTAGATGTTATCTATTTTCTTTAGTTTTCCCTTTGATATTTTAAAAAGAAAATCTGATATAGGTGGGACTTCTGGAAGAACTTCATCATTTTTAAGATAATGCTCTGTAAGAGTGTGCATATCAGTTCCACGAGTAGTAGCAGCCTTAGTAATACGGTCTGCCTCCTCATTCCCAACTTTCTTTCTCCAATTAACAAATATTTCTTTGTTAAAATGACTTGTTACAGAAGTAATTGAAACAAGTTTAATTAACTCATCTTCTTCTGGAACTGAATAATAACGAACCCCATCTATAGTCTCCCTACTTAGTTTAGGAAGATTCAAATCAATATGTTTAAACATTACATACCCAACTCAAGTTTAGCAATAAGATATTCTTTTACTAGTCCAGAACGTATTATATCGTCTAAACCAAATTCAATAATATCAACTGAAGGCATTGATGACAATATTTTCATAAAATCAACAATACCATTTCTATCATTAGTTTTAGTAAGATCTGATTGAGTAGCATCGCCACAGAACATAATCTTACTGTTGTCTCCAACCCTTGTCATTATACTATCTAATTCATGAAAATTCAAGTTTTGAAATTCATCAACTATAACAATTGAATTATCAAGAGTTGTTCCTCTAATAAAGGAGGTTGACCAAAACTTTATAGTTCCTTGTGCTTTTAGATTACCATAAAGCATTTCAAAGTCTGCATCAGATGGCATCTGAAACATATATTTTACCATATGTTTATATGGAATTTGATATATGTCAGCTTTATCTTCATGATCTCCAGGCAAAAATCCTATTTCTCTTGTAG